AGCTCGTCGAGCCGCTCCTCTCTCTTGTCGGCGTCGACATCGCAGGCGACATCGCGGGCGCCAAAGACAGGCTCGCCGGGCTCTTCGCTTCAGCGGCGGACGACATCGGCACATGGCAGGAGGCGACCTTTGACAGCTGGTTCAACGCCATAAACCCGCTCAACGTCCTGCAGACGCGGGAGAACATCTCTGAGGCGCGGGCGCGGCGTGCCCGGGAAGCGGCGGCGGCGACAGGTCAGGGCAGCGGGCAGCGCGACGCGGTCGGCATTGAGGTGCGCGTGGCAGACGATCGCGTGGTGGCCGCGGTGCGCCATGGACACAAGGCAATCGAGCTGTCGGCCTCTCAGGGGCTGGCCGCGGTGGGGGCGACATGAGCTGGCACGGGTCGATCCTGAGAGGGTCGTGGCGCGGCGTGCCGATGCGGGTACTGTCCGTGTCGATGAGCGCTGGGCGGAGGTCAGTGCTGCATGAGTTCCCCGCGCAGACCTCGCCCATGGTCGAGGACCTGGGGCGGGCCACGCGGCGCTGGACAGTCGAGGCGGTGGTCGTGGGGCCGAACTACCTGGCCGAGCGCGACGAGCTGCGACGGGCGCTGGAAAAGCCGGGCGCAGGTGAACTCGTGCTGCCGACGATCGGGCTGGTGAACGCGTCGCTCGCAGAGCCGGCGACCTTCAGCGAGCGCCCGGACGAGGCGGGTTTGTGTCGCGTCAGCGCGACGTTCGTGGAGGCGACGAGCGGTTTGCGCGTGGCGACAAAGGTCGACCCCAAGGCCACGGCCAGACAGGCGATTGAGGCCGCGCGACAGACGGTGGCTGCCGCGACAGTGGCCGAGATCGAGTCCGCGCGCGCAGCCTATGAGGAGGCGCTGGGCATGCCGGACGCGCTCGACGCGGCGCTCGCTGTGTCGACGCCAGAGTCTCAGGCGCTCGTCGCGCTGCCGAGCGAGGTGCAGGGGTCGATGCTCGACGCGGTCGGGACAGCGCTCGAAACAGCGGTCGCGGCGGTCGAAAGCGCCCTGCAGACGCTGGCCGCGCCAGTGGAGGCCATGGCTGGGATAAGGGCGCGGATCAGAGAGGCGCGCGCGTCGCTGGAGACGCTGGCCGCTGCGCCTGACAAGGCCGCCGAGATGGTCCTGGATATCGTCGACGAGGCTGTCGCGCTGGCCGCGGACGCCTCGGCGCTCTCGGGATGGTCCATCGATACTGCCGCGCGGCTCTTGCGCCTGTGCGCTGTGGTCACGCCCGATGGCGCCTCTGAGCTCATCCACGGAGCGCCTGATCCGATCGTGGCTGTGGCGAGCGCGCCCGCGCCTTTGGACCTCCTCTCCGCGCGCTCGACTGCCGCCATCGACCGTCTGCGCCTGGCCGCCTGGACTTTGGCCGTCGCCGAGGCCGCGCTCGACACGGACTGCGCCACCTCGGACGCTGCCCGCGCTCTGGCCGACGCCATCGACGCGCTCTCGGCTGCCGCCATTGACGCCCGCTCTGACGCGGACAACGCCAACACCGAGCGCCTCGCCATTGCCCAGGCCGTGGCCATGACTGGCCGCCTACTGCGCGAGGTCGCCGTGGATCTGCCCCGCCTGACAACCTACGCGCCGCCGACCACCGCGCCCGCTGTGCTCATCGCCCATCGCCTCTACGGCGACGCGAACCGCGCTGACGAGATTGCCCGCCTCAACCGCCTCGATGACCCGCTGCGCGTCACTGGTGGGCAGGCGCTGGAGGTCCTCGCCGATGCCTGACCTCGCGCTCGAAGTCGCCGGGCAAGTCTTCAGCGGCTGGACGAGCGCCCGCGTCACCGAGTCCATCGATGCGCTCGCGCCCGCGTTCGAGCTCACCTATGCCGACCGCTGGTCTCAGAGCGCCGAACGCGTCCGCATCCGCCCAGGCCAGGCCTGCCGCCTCCTCTGGCGCGAGGCGCCCATGCTCACCGGCTGGATCGACAGCGCCACGGCCACTGAGACCGCCTCTGAGCGCGCACTCTCGGTCTCTGGTCGCGCCAAGACAGGTGACCTCGTCGACTGCTCGGTCGAACTCTCCGATCCTTGGATCGACCGGACGATCGAGGAGATTGCCCGCGACGTGGTCGGCGTCTTTGGCATCGGCGTCAGGTGCTTTGTCTTTGGTGACGCCGCCTCGCCCATCCCCTTCGCCGCGCCCGAGCTGGGGGAGACGTGCGCTGAGCTCCTCGGGCGCCTGGCGCGCCTGCGCGGCTGCTGGCTCTCGACCTCGCACTCGGGAGATCTCGAGATCGTGCAGGGCGGCTGGCGAGCTGGCGGCGACGTGCCTGTCCTGCGCCGGGGCCGCGACATCCTCAGTGCCACGCTCACAGAGTCTCACGAGGCGCGCTTCGACCGCCTGACCGTGGCCACACAGGGTGGCTCGCTGGAAATCGACGCCATCAGCGGCCTGACCGCCACGGCCCGCGACCCGGCTGTCACGCGCCACCGCCCGCTCGTCGTGGTCGCGGATGCGGCGTGTGTCGACCTCGACCGCCGCGCCCAGTGGGAGATCAACGCCCGCATGGGCAAGGGCACGCGCCTGAGCCTCACGCTCCCGGGCTGGACAAGCGCCCGCGACGCCCTCTGGCACCCGGGGCAGGTCGTCCGCGTGGTCGATGACTGGCTCGGCCTCGACCACGAGCTGGCCATCGTCAGCGTCCAGCGCTCGCTCGACCTCAACACCGGCACCACAGCCCAGCTCGAACTCGCCGACCCGCGCGTCCTCCTCCCTGAGCCCATCCCTGACGACGCCTTTGAGGCCTGACGACGCCTTTTGACCACGCCCGCGGGCAGCCTTGGACGCTCACAGGCAGCCCTTCAAGGTCCCGCAAACGCCCCTCAGAGAGCCCTTTGACGCCCCTCAGAGAGCCCTTTGACGCCCCTCTGAGGCCCCTTTGGCGCCCCTTCAAAGACACCCTGACAGCCCGACGCCCTCCCGCTGCCAACCACGCCAGCCCACACCGCCCCGGGCGCCACTCTACCAGCCGCCTGTGACGCCTGTGGCCAAACGCCCCGAAAAACCCCTGCCGCCAGCTCGGCAGAGGGGTGTGACACCCAGAGACACGCTTCCCTCATGTCTGACCGCCTGCTCGCCCCCATCCGCCGTCGCCTGCGCCTCATCGTCTCCCGCGCCGCCATCCGCGCCAGCGATGACTCGACCGCGCTGCAGACCCTCGACCTCGGCCTCATCGGAGACGAGACGCGCAAGGGCGCCATCCGGATCGCCGAATATGGATTCGCCAGCCGCCCGCCCGAGGGCGCCGAGGCGGTCTACGTCTGCCCAGGCGGCGACAGGGCACAAGGGGTTGTGGTGGCCACCGATGACCGACACAAGAGACCGCGCGACCTCGCTGAGGGCGAATGCTGCCTGTGGACCCCTGACAGCGGCAAGCGCGTCCACTGCCGTGCCAACGGTCAGGTCGACCTTGGCTCAGAGCCCGAGGATTTTGTCGCGCTCGCCCGCGCCGTCCGTGCTGAGCTCGACGCCATCAAGGGCGACCTCGACGCGCTCAAGGCGGCGATCGAGGGCTTCAACGGCAGCTTCTCAGGCACGATCGGCGGCGCAACGGCAGCGGGGACTGTCGCCAGCACGACCAAGGTCAACCTCACCTGGTCGCCCTCTGACGTGGCTGCCGAGGAGGTGCGCGCCAAATGACCACCCGCCTCTGGACGCCCGCTGACCTCGCCCGCGCCCCTGTCTCGTGGCTCGACTGCGATTCGGCCCGCGTCGACTCGGACGCGCAGGGCGTCGTCGGCGTCTACGACCGACAGGGCCACCTCTACCGCCCCCTCACCGGCTACGCGGCGCACCGCCTCGGCGTCGTCCACCTCAATGGCCGTCGCTGGCTCGGCGGCACAGGCGACAGCGACACCAACCTGCGCCTTGCCCTCTGCTCACTCACGGCCAGCGGCTGGTTTCAGGGCGCGAGCGGCGTCACCGTCGTCGCGGCGTTCCATCGATTCCAGCTCGCGAACACCTATCAGGGGCTCTGGGCCATCAACAACGTCGACGAGACTGGCGCGCCTGCCACGACCCAAGTGCAGGCCATGCTGCGGCTGGCGCCCGCCTCGACCGAAAACGGCAACCTTCTCTTCAACTTCCGCCGCCTCTCCAGCGACCCGGGCGGCATCAAGACCAAGACCACTGGCCTGAGCGCCACCGGCGGATTCGTCGCCTCCGAGCGCCTCGACGCCATCAACGCGCGGACCTCGCTCCACGTCGGGCCGGTCACGAGCTGGGGACCTTTGGCCGCGGACGCGGGCGTCACGCCGGGCCGACTCAACGGCTGCTCGTCGAGCGCCTATCAGGTCATGTTCGGCGCAGAGCGGGCCAACATCACGGGCGCGCCAGACATCGCCCTCGGTGAAGCGCTCGTCTTTGCCCGCGCGCTCTCAGACGACGACATCGCCCGCGTCGAAGGCTACCTCGCCCACAAGTGGCGCCTGACCGACTCGCTGCCAGAGACGCACGCCTACAAGAGAGAGGCGCCCAAGGTGGAGCTCGCCGACGCGCCCATCGGCCCGAGCGCCGAGGGCATCGCCGACACGCGCCCCGCGACCGCTGGAACACTCCTGCTTAGCCAGAACGCCGAGGGCGATTTTGGGCTGTGCCCGCACGCCACGCAGCCCGGCCTCGCGCTCGACCCTTCGCTCGCCTCAGCTGTGCTCGTCTCGCTCTTCAGCGACGCCCGGATCGATGCGGACGAGGCTGATCGCCTGGGCATCGATGACCAGCGCGGATGGTGGGCCGACAGTCTGGACCCGGCGGATGGCGCCTGGGGGTCGCGCCTGTGGGCGCTCGACCGCGCCAAACCCACACCCGAAGCCGCCAGACAGGCCGAGGATCGCGCCAAAGAAGCCCTCGGCTGGCTCATCGAGGACGGCGTCGCTGATCGCGTCGACTGCTCTGCCCTGTGGCGTCACACCGCGAGCGGCGCCCGCCTGGAACTCACTGTCCGCGTCACTGCCTCGCCGGCCGCTGCCGTGCGCTTCGGTCCAACCTGGGAGGCCACCTATGCCCTCTGACAGACCCACCCGCGCCGCGCTGCGCGACCGCGTCCTCGCAGACCTCTCTGCCGCCATCGGCGACCAGCGCGCCATGCTCCGTCGCTCCGTCGAACGCGCCCTGGCCATTGTCGCCGCCGGACTCGCTGATGGCCTTTGGGCCCGCCTCGAATGGCTCGAAGCTCAGCTTCTGCCCGACCGCTGCGACGAGCAGTTTCTCGCCCGGTGGGCCGCCCTCTACCGAACCCCGCGCGCGGACGGCGAAGCCCTCGACGACTGGCGCGCCCGCGTCCTGCACCGCATCGGCAACCCGCCGCGCGGCGGCGCTCAAGGCGACTACGCGGCCTGGGCCCGCTCTGTGGCTGGCGTGCAAAAGGCCTGGG